AACCGCCACAGCACATAGCAACACGGTGAAAAAATGGTTCGATATTTGCAAAAACTGCACGCTTAATAGATTGCACAACCAGCCTGGAACAAATGCAAACTTAATCTTCGTTGCGAAAGCTGCATACGGCATGGCAGAGACAGCACCGGTCCAGGCAGATCATGTGCAAGGCATCCCGCAGCAGTCAGCGCGGCAGATCGCGGACCGGTACAAGGACGCACTGGAGCTTCCGGAGATGGAGAGACCGAAGCTGTGAACACGAAAACAGCCAAAACACAATATATTGTATCGACCAAGATGTAAACACAATATATAGTTTACTGCAATGTATAAATAGGGTGTACTTAAAATGTACAATGAACAACACGAGAAAATTTGTGCAATATGACGAACGAAAAGCAGCGGTAACATCCTCTGACTACTGCCGAAGGCCGAACAACAACAGCGTGATCCGGTGCAGCGGGTCCCATGGGGCGGCGGGCTGACCGGATAGCGTACGGATGAGACGGGGACCCCCTTGGAGGGAAAGCCGCCAGGAGCCGGGTGATTCCCCAAAGCAAATAAAACAACAAAAAGGCCCTTTTCACATGGCAGAGATAGTGGTTGCAACACGACAAGCCGTAAGCCTTAACGGTTTCTCTGCCAGCACAAAATAAGGCAATACCAAGAAAGGCAGGTATAAAGAATGAATGAAATGATGCAGAATTTGGGAATAAGAATTGTAATGATACTAACGATCATACACAGTAAAAGATTGTGATTGACGAATCGGGTGCAGCTCCTGATTTCTCCGCTGCGGAGAGTTTAAATATGAGCAGAATAAACTTTAGCTGCAATTTCATCACAGACAGGGATGGACAATTAGGACAATAAAAAAGAGAACCATTACGGTTCCCTTTTGAGATCATCAGTGGTCAGTTTGATTGATACATCTGGTTTTGGTTCAATTATCAATTGACATTCCAGAAAATCAAGAATCTGGATTAGTTCATCTGCGGATATGCTTCCTCTTGAAAATTTATTTGCAAGTGATTGCGGGAGCATCCCAAGGTGCTGAGCTAATTGAACACTGGTTACTTTTTTCATCTTCATTATTTGCTTTATCTTATCAGAAACCATATAAATACCTCCTATTAACATTATCATAATCAAAAACGTTTCAATAGTCAATAAAAATACTCATAAATGTGTATGAACTACTTGCAAATATAATCAATTAGATGTATAATTGACTCATAAATAAACGGGAGGGATTATACATGAAAATTGGATATGCAAGAGTATCGACAGTAGAGCAGAACGAAGCGAGGCAGATGGAGGCATTGAGAGAAGAAGGCGTTGATAAAATTTATATGGACAAGAAGTCCGGCAAGGATTTCAACCGTCCTGAATATCAGAAGATGATCGCTTCCCTTCAAAAAGGTGACGTACTGGTAGTCCATTCGATTGACCGACTTGGCAGAAACTACGATGAGATTACAGAAGAATGGAGAAAAATCACTAAAGAGATTGGAGCAGACATTATTGTACAAGATATGCCATTACTTGATACTACGCGGAATAGAGACTTGACTGGAAAATTAATCGCAGACATCGTTTTACAGGTCTTTTCATACGTGGCACAAAGAGAACGAGAAAGTATCCGCCAGCGTCAGAAAGAGGGTATCGCAATCGCGAAAGCTCAGGGCAAGTATAAAGGACGAGCAAAAAAAGAGGTAGACAAAGAACTCTTCGAGAAAACAAAGCAAAGATGGCAGGCTGGGGAAATCACCAAAGTTCAGTTTGCCGAAATCATGGGAGTGTCAAGAGGAACACTATATAAAATGTTGGGAGGGGAACAGTAATGATAGACTTTACAAATAAGTGTGTTATCACAGAAAGCGATGTTGAATCAGCGAAGCTTCTTAAGATGGCAATTTCTCAAGGCTTTGCACTTCCAAAAGGCGAAAAAGTAATGGAATCATGCAGATTTTTCCGTTTTATCGGAAGTCCGTATAAAAGCGTGATTGCTCTGTCAGCAGTAACACAGGAAATGTATGATCGAGCTATATTGTATTCACATCTATTCGGGAATGAGTTGGAAGAATTGATGAAAATTTCTGATTTGGCTGCTAGGTGGTGCCGTACATATGGATACAATCATCTCAGTGTATACGCTAATGAAGAAGCTGACATATACACTGGGCGCGGGATTGCTAAAAACAAAGATGGTGCAGTGCAAGATGTGAAAATCAAATTAAATAAGCCACGTAAAATAACGGTAGCTGAGCTTGAAGAAAAGCTAGGTTATCCAGTAGAAATAGTAAGTTGAGGATACATCCTATGAAAAAGAATAATCCACAAGGCGAATCCATTCGCATCCGGTTGCCGTACCAACTGGAGCAAAGACTTATAGCTGAAAAGAACCGAACCGGCAAAAGCGTGTCACAGATCACCCGTGAAGCCTTGACACAGTATTTTCGGAAAAGGTAGGTAAAAGACGATGCTTGAAAAATTTTTTAAAAAACAAAAAAGGTCTTCTGAATGCCATCCACTTGAAAAGCCTTTAGCTCATGATCGCTCGTACGAGTATCATCACAAGAAAGCTGTTCTGGAGGACGGAAGATTGTATGATACGGAATCAGCGAAAAAGGTTTTTACGGACGAAGCTAGTTTGGAATATGTCGCACTCGGAAGAGCAGTGCAAAGAGCTTACTTCTTAACCCCGAACGGAAACTGGTTTTCAGCTAAAGAAAAAATCGAGACTGAAAGCGGAATCACTGACGTCGGCGATTATCGTATACAGGCCACAAAAACCATTTACACATACAGTGATCTTCGAATAGAGCAAAAATACAAGGTTAAAGACCTGATTGGAAGAAATGACTATGAGTTATACAAAGAATATTTTGGAGAGGTAAAAGAGGCATGAATAAAGAAAAAGGAATCTATGAGCTGTTACCGTCAGAACCAGTTGACGTAGCAGCTATGCTGATAAAAGCAACGATTGTTACGGACACACCGGTATTCGCACCACTATCCCCAATGCTTGAAGGTAAATTGGTTGCGATTCCAAAATACGACCCGGTTCAGCTTCAGGAAATCGCAGAGCACCTTCTGGTGTACTGTAACGCACAGGAAAGGGGATACGAAAATGTCTGTTGTGAAGATTGTAAATCCGAATCCATATGACTGGAGGGGGACACAGTGCTTTATTGACGAACATAAAGTACCGAGGGTAAAATCAGTTGATTTTCATGTTGCGGTCGATGAAGTACCGACGTTTAACTTTGAAATGATGGGAAGCCCGGATATCGAAATGGAATGTCTGGCACAGATTAGTGTTAGTTCTAAATCAATTACTGATGCAATTTCAGTTTTAAGACACGAACTGCTTCAACATGGAGAAATATACCAAGGTTTCAAATCAAGCCTGAAATCGGCTCTGGAAATCTATTCTACATGCGGGCTTCCATTTGAGCCCGAAGAAGAGACAGCAGAAAAAATTCTTGATTTCATGATTGGAGAAGAACGATGAGGACGATATTCACGATAATCGCACTTGCAATAAACGTCCTGATGTTCGTTTCGGCAAGCTCCGAGATCGTGACAAATAACAACAAAGACAAATGGGAATCTGCCGCTTGTTCGATGATTCTTATTGGAACCGGAATAAGCGTGATTTTATTTTTGACATCCCTGTGAGGTGAAATAAATGTTACTGGCATTTCCAATGGTTTTAACTCCGCTGATATTGGTAGAGCGGATTAAAATAATAAAAGCAAAGGTACAGTCCTCACCGTATGGACTTGGAGGAAGGTTCATCACGGACAGGACGAGGCATGAAATCCCTAGATAGCCTGTATCAGTACGGATTTATAATAATGAAACAGATATCCAAAACCAAATTTCCTCCAAATGAGTTACGACTGATACAGGCGTTCCAGGGAAAACATAAATATATCAATGGTGTTTTTGAAGTATATCACGTGCGGCAGGGTTGAGCGACTGCCGCAACATAGCGCATTGGCGAAGCGGTAACGCACCGGACTTTGACTCCGGCATGCGTGGGTTCGAATCCCACATGCGCCGCTCTGCATCGGGCTTCATCTTCCCTTTGATGCAGATTGGATTTTCTTTTTCCTTTTTTCATGAAATACCCTTTAACCACCTATCGCAACGGCGATGACTAAAGGAACAGTCAAATGTTCCGGGTGGTTTCAACCTTTGTTGCAGCTGGCGGTCAAGAACTGCAACAGTAGTAAAAAGACAGATATCGCAGCGACCCTGTATCTTTTTGCTACTCAGGAAGCTTAGCTCAGTTGGTTAGAGTAACCGGCTCATAACCGGTCGGTCCTGGGTTCGAGCCCCAGAGCTTCCATTTCTCCCAAAGCTGCCCATCCGTTTAATGGGCAGAAAAAACTGCCGAATGTGTGTATGTGGGTTGTTTTCCAGAAGGTACGTAACGGCGTAGCCGGATTGAAAAAGCAACTTCCCGTTCGGTACTGCCTCTGAGTTGAATATGTCGCCAATGAGTGCACGTTGACGACAGGGAGTTTTCAAGAGGCATTCAGGAATAATCCTCCGAAACAACTCCGTGGGACTGACACTGATGAAAACAGTCTAGTGGAAAGCATAACACGATAAACCTATTGCTAACCCGGTGCAATCCGGGTTAAGGCAGGATGGAGAAGTGGAATCTCACAAGGCTCATATCCTTGAGAACGGCGGTTCGAATCCGTCTCCTGCAAATTAATTCGTTCGTTCTATGCTGTCAGTGCACGGGCGGCCTATGGTTCAAGCGGATTAAACCCATGGGAAAAGGTTGATGTTTATCCTGAGGACTGCTGGGCAGTACGAAAAGCATATCATTTATATGTTGTGCAAAATGGAAATCATCTCATTCATTTACCGAGGTGATCAGCCGTGGTAAGCGGCACGGAATGTAGCTCAGCGGTAGAGCAGTGACTTACAAGTCATGTGTCGCAGGTTCGATTCCTGACATTCCGATTCCGGTAAATTGCCATTACCGGAAAGCATTTCCAAAATGCTCAAATTTACCTTCTGATTGGTTCCGGTGGTTCGCGTTGGGCGACGATGCGTGGTTCAAGTCCACCCGCCGGACTTTTTTAATTTTGGGAGTGACATTATGGAAAAAGATTATTGTTGTAAATGCAAATGGTACGCACTGGAAGAAGGCGTATGCTGTAATGGTGACAGTGAGTATCGTGCAGATTTTAGATTCCTTGATGATAGCTGTGAATGTTGGGAGGGTATTGAAAATGACAAAACAAGAAGCAAAGAAAATGAAAAAAGAATTATCTGATTACAAAAAGGTATTTTCGGAATTAGAAGAGAGATGCAGCCCAGAAGCATTGGAATACTGGCACCGTCATTTGTGGTATGGACTTACTATTCAGTCTAATGCTGAAGCAGCAGCCACAAAAGAGGGAGAGCCTCCTAAACAGCCTTTGAAATTAGCAGACTGGCTTATTGACAGAGGATTAAAAGACGGAATCCGCTTATATGGCAAAAACGATCTTAGAAAGTTGGCGAACTATCTTTTAATCTATTGTGGTGATGAAAATGATTAAGGTGTTCGGCAAAGAAATCAAAGATGAATGCTCCAAATGCGGAAATATTCTTGAGTGCGAATTGTTTCGTCAGGGGCATGGAATAAAACAGGAACGTGAGAACATAGCAAAGATGATCAAGTGCCAGATGAAGCACAGGGAGGAAAGGCAGTATAATTGAAGGGGGAGATTTCCATGTTTAATAAATTTTTTAATCTATACATAAGATACAAGACCAAAAATCTCAAAGCAATTCCGTTGTTCGTAATGACATTTGACTGGAAGAAATTCCAGAAAGACGGCAAAAAGGATAGCTGCATATTGAACATACATCCAGATATTGCAAACGATAAATTTGTTAGAGAAAAGCTGTCTGAATGCGTGGATTATATTCGAGATAACTACGACATGGAAATATTTACCAAGATTTAATAGGGAGAATGTCATGAGAATTGAAGATTTGAAGAACTGGACCGTGGATCAGCTGAAGAAAGAAGTTGTCCGACTATCTGAAGAATGCGAGAAAAGACAGCATGAAATTTTGGATTTACAAGAACACCAGATTGAGCTGGAAAGAGATTTTGATGAGATGGCGATGTATGGAGAGCCTGAATTAATTAACGATATGCAACCAGATAAAAAGGAGATAGATTTTGCTGCAAGCTTAAAAATGTATGAAGATCAGCACCAGTCCGATTGCATTACAATTAACCAGCTTCAGACTGCATTGGACGTACTTGTTGACCGATATGCAAATCTGAGAAAGATTCATGGGGTAGGCTAATATGAAAGAATTTAAAACAGCATCTGGAACGATCAAAATTAAAGAAATAATTCCATTGAATACATGGAAATTTCCAATTGAAGTGAACGGACGACTTAAAACAATTAAAAAAGTTTTGAAAAAAGAGCCATGCGTAAAAGATATTATACATATTATATTCAAAGAAATAGTTTTTTTTGATGGAGAACTTGCAACACAACTATCAAATGAACAATGGCTTGCTTATACCTTGCGATGTGAAAGTGGTTGCACGAAAATAACAACGAAAAAGCTAATATTGGAAGAACCGTTCTATGACGTGGAACAAGCCAAAACATTGATTTACGGGATTGAAGCCGAGGGAGAATATGACATATCAAATAATTATCTACGAATGCACGGAATCCCTATGGTACGTAGAGTTGCAGGACGAAAAGGAGTGAGAAAAAATGAGCATTAAATCAGCATTTGAATCTGAGGGGATAGATTTCTCTCAGGTAATGAACCCACCAGAACCGTGGGACGGACGGGCATTAATTAAAAATGTCAATGGGAAAGACTACGCTTGTTGTCCTTTCTGTCAAAAAAAGAGCTTACGCATAGAAAGTAACACTATAATTAAGCACTTAAGAATTAAATGCAAAGGATCAAATTGTAAAAAGGTTTATGAGATAAACACTTGAGTAGGAGCTTGAATGAGAAAAATAAACATGTCAG